ACTCAGACGAAACTCTTAAAGAGAACATCGAAACTATTAACGATGCACTTCTTAAAGTGGATGAGTTAAGAGGTGTTTACTTTGATATGAAAGCAAATCCAGGTAAACGTAAGACTGGTGTTATTGCCCAAGAAATGGAAAGAGTATTACCTGAAGTTGTTTCAACAGACCCAGAAGACGGAATCAAGAGTGTTGCGTATGGTAACATAGTTGGCCTTCTGATTGAAGCAATTAAAGAACTTAAAGAAGAAGTCGACCAATTAAAAGGTTGATACATGTTTTTAAGTCCAAATTGCGATAATTAAAAAGAGGGGGGCTTAATGCTCCCCTTTTCTATAGCACCATTATTATAAATAAAGAAAAATGGTCCATTCAAAAGAGATTAACAAATGAGTTCTCAAGCAAATATTTACATAGATCAAGGCACTGATTTCAGACTTACCATCGAGCTTTTCGATGAGGACGATCTCGACTTACCTATTAATGCTTATACTTTTTTTAGTGATATAAGAAAACTTTATTCTACTAAAAGAGCGGCAGAATTTGAAATACAAAAAAATGAAAATGATATAACACTTGTATTAGATTCCGATACAACAATCCAGCTTACGCCTGGTAAATACCAATATGATGTTTTAATGAGGAAGCCAACGGGAGAAATTTCCAAAATTGTCAACGGGTTGGCAATCGTTATATCAACCATCACGGAGGTATAAAGGGTGACTGTTAAAGTTAGAGTCGGCCAAACTAAAAACGTACGTTTAGTAGCGTCTGGCGAGAAAAGACCTGTCATTGTACCAGATTCAATTACCTTAGGTGTTGATACAGTTGGTGAATATGTAGGAAAAATAGATGCTGGTGCAGCGATTGTTGTTACACCAGAAACAAACATTGAAACCGCAAACCTAGTAATATCTCATGCTATTACAACCACACAATCTAATACGATTAATGGTGCATTAGAGTTTGTAAGTAATGCTACGTTAGATCAATTTGGTCACGTCACTGGTTTTAGTAATACTGCTTTAAGTTCAGCAAACTTTAGTGCTAACAACGGAGTTATTTCTTCTCAAAACATAACGTTTGGTAATACTGATATTACGCTTGGCGAATCTACAGATCGAATAATGGGTCTGGATAGATTACAAATTGGCACTATTGATATTCAAAACGATACGATAGATTCACAGGGTAATGTCGCTTTCACAATGACAGATCCTTTGGGAACCTATTCATTTGGTGTACGTCGAATTATTGATGTTGATAACCCAATTACAGATACAGATGTTGTTAACAAAAGATATTTAGAAGCAGAAATTGAACGTATTGAGAATACGGTTAAAATTGTTGCTGATCCCATTTTAGACACAGATGCTACTAACAAAAGATATGTTGATGCTTTAGTTCAAGGTTTAATTGTTCGGCCGTCAGCACTTGCTGCAACTACCGCAGATCTTGGTGGTACATTTGAAAGTGGTAATACAACTTACGCGTCAACAATCACATTAGATCCAATAGCAATTCTTTATATCGATGACGTTACATCTTGGGATTTAGGTGACAACTTAGTTGTTAAAGACCAAACTAATCCTTGGGAAAATGGTTCATATGACGTTGTTCAGGTTGGTAGTGCAAATACCGAATGGGTATTCCAAAGAACTGAGTGGGGCAACCAAAGCTATGAAATGCCTGGCTCATATGAGTTTGTTACAGACGGTACAGTAAATGGCGGCACAGGTTGGGTTATAACTGTTAACGATGCTTCAACCTTTAATATCAATGTTGATGCTATTAATTGGACTCAATTCCAAGGTGAAGGTACGTTTACAGCAGGTCGTGGTTTAACACTTAATGGTACACAATTTGTAGTCGATAAGATCCAAGATATTGAACAAATTTCTGGTGATGGTGCCATTATCCTACCGGTTGGTGACTCTACGACAAGACCTACACCAGCATCTGGTATGATTCGATTCAATAACGTTGATGGACAGTTTGAAGGTTACGACGGTGTTGCATGGTCAGGCCTTGGTGGTACAATTGACTTAGACCAAGATACTCGTATTGAAGCTGAAGATACTGCTGGCGATGACAACGACGAATTAAAATTCTTTACCGGTGGAACTCTTTCCGCTAAGTTTGATGCTAATGAAGCTAACTTTTATGGTAACGTAGTAATTGCTGGTAATATTACCGTAGGCGATGCAAATACAGACTCAATTACAGTTGCTGCTGATTTTGAATCAGATCTTATACCAAACGATGATAGAACATATGCGTTAGGTGCTGAAGCTAAAAATTGGAATAAACTTCACGTAGATACAATTGAAAGTAGTGATCGTATTATTACTTTTGGTGGTACAGGTGCTATTGCGGTACCATCTGCTAATACAGGTTTAAGACCATCTGGTCCTCCAGGTATGCTACGCTTTAATTCTGTTGAAAATAGATTCGAAGGTTATGATGGTATTCAATGGTCAGGATTAGCTGGATCGGTTATTGACCTTGATAGAAATACTTATATCATTGCTGAAACATCGGCAGGTGCTGATAATAACCAATTAGATTTTTATACTGCTGGCATTCAAAGGTCTCAAATAGATGCAGACGGTACAGCACGTTGGGGTTTAGGTCTAGATAAAGTATTAATTGATTATACCACAGGAAACATAACTGTCAATAGCCAAATTGGTTCTGCCAGTGATTTAATTTTAAACCCTGCCGGTAATATTGATGTAGCTAATAATACTATAACAGGTTTGGCATCCCCTGTCAACCCCAGTGATGCAGTTAATTTAGCTTACCTTGATGGAGAGTTCTCATCAGGACTAACAATTGTTGATAATGCTAATACATTTACAGACGGCGTCAATCTTCTCGCAAGTCCAACAATTGAAATTGGTCGTGGTCTTGAACTTGAAGACTTAGATTCAGCGAACAATAGCTTTAAAATTGGACTAGATGTTACTGGTGCAACACCTGGCTTATATGGTCAAGATGGTTTTGCTCCAAGGTTTAGACTGGATGAATCCGGTCGTATTACTTTCGTTACGGACATTCCAATCGAACTTCAAGCTAACGCGATTCCAAACTTTACAGAAACATCTCGTGATATTATCGCGGATATGTTTGTTTTAGCTAATGCTAATAACGAAGGCATTATTGCAGTTAACGATGACTTAAACGATGTTTTAAATCTAAAAGCTGCTAATTGGATTCTCAATTTAACTGGCGATGTTGTTGGTTCAAATACAATTACAAGACTATCAAATACAGATATTGATTTAAGTATTACTGATGCTTATGTAACACAATTATCAGGTGATGCAAATTCTGGTTTAACCACCACGAGCGTTTCAAACAACGTAGTACTTACAGCTGACTATACACACTTAGATACTGTTTATGCAAACCTTGCTGGCGCTACATTCTCTGGTAATATTGAAGCTCCAAGATTTGTTGATAGTGATAACACAACCTTCTACTTAGATCCTGCTGGCGAATCACGCTTAAATAAAGTTGATGTTGGTTATGGATCTACATTCTCTCAAATTAGATTCCGCGATGGACCTGGCTCGTTCTCAGTTATGTATGGCCAAGGTGGTAAACTTGGTATTTTAGATAACACATTTAACTATGCTGTTTATGCTGAAAGAGCTACAGGCGATTGGATCGTAAAGAGAAATGTTGAAGCTGAAAAGTTTATTGACGCAGACAGTTCGTCTTACTTCCTACATCCGGGTGGAACTGATTCATTATTCAAAGCACTTCAAGTTGAAAACAATTTAATTGCTGGTAATATATCAGTAATTGATAGTGAGATTTCAACAACCTCTGGTGATATTACTTTAAACCCAGCAGGTAATCTTGATCTTAATAGTAATTTAATTACGAATGTAGCAGATCCTGTAAGTGCACAAGACGCAGCAACCAAAACATATGTTGATAGTGTTGCTCAAGGTTTAAGAATTATTCCAGCTGCTCTTGCTGGTACTACCGGAGATTTAGGAGCTGTCTATAGTGCAGGAACTCTTACCGATGGTTCAGCTAATACAAGTGCATTTGCAGTTGACGGTGTTACAGATTGGAGCATTGGCGATAAGGTATTAGTTAAAGATCAAACTAACCCATCAGAAAATGGCTCCTATGAAGTCACAACTGTTGGTGATGCTTCAAATGCTTGGGTACTTACTCGAGGCGAATACTTTAACGAAACATCTGAAATTCCAGGTGCTTTCCAATTCATAACTGACGGTACTGTAAATAATGGTACTGGTTGGGTTGCTCATGTAGCTGATGCAGAAACTTTTGTATTAGATACTGATGATGTAACATTCTATCAATTCTCAGGTGCGGGTACATACACGGCCGGAGAAGCTTTAACATTAACAGGTACCGAGTTTTCTGTTACTAATCCAAATATTTTGTTTGGCGCAGATAGTGGTAATACTGATATTGTTACGTTAGGTGAAACAATTATTATAGCTGGTGGAGAAGGTGTTGATACAACAGTATCAGATAACAACATTTCAATAGCTGTTAATGAATTAGATGGTGGATCATTTTAATTTTTAATTAGGTATATACCTATTATAACATAAGGACATAGATATGTCAACAACTATTAAGCTCCGTAGGAGTGCTATTGCAGGTCGTATTCCAACTACGGCACAATTAGAACTTGGCGAATTGGCGATTAACACCCAAGACGGTAAGATCTATTTTAAAAAATATGAC